GCGATAAACGTTAATGCTACCGTAATAAGAGTCGGCAAGTGAGTATCCAATGCCGTTATAATGTTGACTAGGAGTTGGACAACAGCGGCGATGATCTCTCCAGCACCTTTTCCTAGCTCAGATATAATGGCAACAATTACACCAACGACAGCCATTGCTATTGCACCAGCGGATTCCATAATGCCGAAAGCCAACGATGCAATAATATCAGTAATCTGCTGAACCAGAATATTCAGACTTCCTGCAAAGACATTAAGAGCACCAGAAAATGCTGTTAATGCGGCTGCCGCTACTGCTATGGACACAGCGATTAATCCCATTGCCGCACCAAGCATTAGTAACGTCGGAGCAAGAGGAGTTAATAATATAGCGGCTCCACCTAAAATAACGAACGCTCCGACAAGAACCAATAATGCTTTGCCAATTTGATCTAGCGATAGATTTCCAAGTTTTTCAATGGCTGGGACTAGTAAATTAATCGCTCCGGCGACTACTGTAATTGCTAATGCGCCTACGATTCCCTGAATGCCGATAACCTTAAGAGCAACGGTCATTGCCAATAACGCTGAACCTATAGCCGCCAATCCTTTAGATAACGAATCGGTGTCCATATCGCCAAAGTTCTTAACGGCTTTATATAAAATAAGCATAGATGCGGCAATAGCTATCATTCCGACACCTGTGAATATAGAACCGGCAGTTCCTTTTGTTAAGTTAACAAAAGCCGCCATTATAGCAATTATAGCAGCAAGAGCTTTTACTCCCTGCATAAGACTTGACGGATCTAATTCTGACAGACTCTTAACGGCTGGAATAATGATTCGAATTGCAGCCGCAAAAGCTATAAGACCAATTCCTCCACTTATTCCAATTCCAGATTTCTTGTCACTTAGAGCAGCAACTACGAATAGTTCGCCAATCAAAGCCGAAAGAGCAAACATGGAGTTAAGTAACTTTTCTGGTTCTATTTCGGCAATAGGTTTAAGGGCTTTCGCTAATATCCATATGGCGGCTGCAAAGCCAATCAATCCATACATTCCTTTAGGAACTCCATCGCCTTTTGTTTGTAAAATTCCAATGACGGCTGTCATCTCTCCAATTAAAACAGATATAGCAACCATGCTGGCCACCAATCTTTCTGGCTCTATTTTTGCTATTACTCGCAACGACGCCGCCAAAATAAGCATTGACGTCGCCATACTAAGTAACATTCCAGAAATTCCAGCAGATGTCCCAAGTTTTGTTGTGCTCTTTCCGAGCTTTCCTAGTGCTTTTGTTAACTCTTCAATCAAAATATAAACAGCGCCAAGACCTAAAGCTAAGTTCTCAGGCTTGATAGACGCCAATAGCCAAATAGAACCTGCCAACAGCGCTAATGAAATTGCTAAACTTTTAATCGATTCGACATCAACTCGTTTGGAAATACTATCCATAACTCCGGCGACGCCATCGCCAATCGTGCCAAATAAACCAGAAATAGCGTCTTTAATACCTTCAAGTCCACCTTTTGACTTGTCTTTTCCTCCGCCAAAAAATCCTCCGATTATCGGAATATTCTGAAGGCCATCAAAGAACCCTGTAAGTTTCTTAACAATTAACAAAAACGCTCCACTATTTACTAAATCAAGAATGGATCCTTTTTCACCGCCGCCAAGCGATTCGAACAGTGAGGAAAACAGGTTTTTGAGAGTATCGAACAGAGAATCGCCAAGGTTTTTAAGCCCTGATAAATCTCCAGAAAATATAGTTTTAATTCCGCTGAATAGCTTTTCGCCTATCGACTTAACAAAATTCCAAATTTTAGATAGGCCATCGCCTAATCCAATAGATCCCTCTCTAAGTTTAGAAAAAGCTTTATATAATCCCTGAGATGCGTCATCAGCCAACTGAATTGGATTAATTAAATCTCGAAGTCCTTTTAAAAAATCGAATATAGTGCTATGAACTTTACTAAGAAATCTATCGATTCCGGCATATATGTCAATCATCGTGTCGCTTTCGCGAATCATTTCTTCAATATTTGTTAAAAACTTAGCGATTGGCAACGCAACAATATCGATAAGTAGCAACCCGGTGTCGACAACTATGTCTTTCAACGGAGACAATGCCTTCGCTAAATTCTTAGCGATATCCCATAATACCTCAAGCCCTCCGATAATTGCCCATAGAATATCGCTTAAGGAATTCATATGATACTCAGCATCTTCATTTACCAATGATCGCTGAAGTGCAGTCATATGAGGAGTTCCTTCTTCGACACCTAAGAAGAATCGCTTGAAACGCTCAGTCAAATTATATAGTTTATCAGTGAGATCAAGTAACGTTTCACTTGTCCATTTAGGAAAGAATGTATGAAAAATCTCTGAAAACTTTGAGGCTAAACCTTCTAGAGTAGCGTAAATGTTCTTTATGCTCTGAATGAGCTTGTCCCTGCCTCCTGCGTCGGCCCAAAGCCCAAGTTGTTTGTTTCGGTATTCGCCACCTGCCGCAAATATATCGTATAAAGTATTTGCTAAGTCAGTCCAAAGCTCTTTCGCCTGCTCGTAGTTACCAAATATGATTTCAAAACTATTCATCCATCCGGTACTAACTGCATCTTTAACAGAGTCAATAGCTTCCTGGAATGTCTTAGCTTCCTGAGCGGCTTTAAATGCTCTCCGACCTAATTCAAACTCATCACTGCTAAGTTCTTCAAGAATCTCTTTCATTCTCTCAGCTGTAACGTTAGAGTCTTTAGCCAACTCGTTAATATCTAAAGTTCCAGCTTTGTAATCGTCTATAGCTTTGAGCATTTTCGTGGCGGTCACTCCATCACCGATTTCGTTCATATCTTCAATTAACTTATCGGCGAAGCCACCATACTTATCCAAAGTCTTCAATAAAACTTCACTTGTAAACCATCCATCCTGCAGTGTCTGGTTAAAATTTTCAATTGTAACTTTATTTCCCTTAAGGGTTCTATAAACGCCTTCAGACACTTTTACCAACTGCTTGCTGGCTACAGCTGTTTCTAATGCTGTTTCTTTGAATTCGGCAGTTGCCATGTTTGCGTTTTCAATAGACTTCCAGTCCTGAAGTTTGACAGCACCAACTGCTAATGACTGAGACAGATTATACATTGCTCTACTTGCGCCGTTGATGCCAGCACCAGATATAGCAGCCCAGGAAGCAATACCTTCCATCGCTTTAACGGAAGTATCAAGTTTAACATTATTGGAAGTAAATTTACCAATATTGTTTACCATATCAAGGAAGTTATATGACGTTTCATCAGTAAAAATATTCAATTTATCAAGTTGAGCATTAACCAACTCCATCTGGTTATCAACATCGCCAAATTCCTTACGAGTTGCGGCCATGATTGTCTGTACGGAGGATGTCTTTTCTGCATACTTGTTCCAGCCAGCCTGCATCTGCTCAATAGCAGTCATGGATTTGGCCATTGCCAATCCCATATTTACAATTCGATCTGTAATGCCCTCAATAGCTCGCATTCCCATAATTCCGAGAACACTAAACCTATCGGATATGGCGCTTACGCTATTGGCCAAACCATCAAAAGAAAAATGAGAGACCTCTTCGATCTCCTCAAGACCTTTGGTTGCTCCTCCAAAATTCAAAGCACTCTTAAGTTTGGCAATGGTTCCTAAACTTGTGCTGACATTCTTTTCGAACTGAGAATTGTCGAATTCCATGCTTATTACACGATCGTCAACTTCTCTGCTCATAAGCTAGTCACCTCCTTCCAAACTTCATCTGAAATTTTATCAAATATTGGCTGTATAGCAGGATTTATGTAATCCTGACCTTGAACGAACCCTCCAGTACCAGTCCCATGTCCATATTGAAGCATAATAGCAATTGGAAACCCATCATTAGTACTAGAATTAGTCCAAGTTATTGTGGTTCTATGGCGAGATGTATCGACTACATAGTCCCATGATTCTGCGGTAATACCACTATCTTTTGGGGTTGCTTCTCGTAAAGCTCTTAGCCCCATATCGGCGAGTCTTTGAACGTGTTTCACATGGTCATACCTTAAGAGTTTCTGAAAAAACTTCTGACCTTTTGTGAAATCGCCTTTGCTTTTAAAGGTAATCTTCATTATCCAGAATGATTAGCTGCTTTTCTTCTAGCAGCAT